CTTCCATGAATGATAAGATACAGGACGAGTCCACAGCGTACTTCCACTATTTTAATGAATTCAGTCGGGTTCAAAAGAAAACTCCTTTGAGGATTCTTATCACTGGACACGAAGGATTCATAGGTAGGAATGCGCTTCGTGTTCTCTCTAAAAACCACGAGGTAATTCCATACGAAGGTAATATCTGCGAATGGAAAATGACTGAATCTTATGGATCTCCAGATGTAGTACTACACCTCGCTGCACTTGCTGGTGTGCGTAAGAGTTGGACTGATCCAGAAGGTTACTGGAAGGTCAACGTGACTGCATCGAATCGTATCTTTAGATGGGCAGAGATTAATAACGTAAAGGTAATCTATGCATCTTCATCATCAGTTTATGAGTGGTGGAAGAATCCATACGCTACTAGCAAAAAGGCGATGGAAGAACATGCGCCATTCCGCTCAATTGGTATGAGGTTCCATACAGTCTACGGACCAGACAGTCGCCCTGACATGTTTTATGACATGATGTTGAACAACAAGATTGAATATAAAACTGACCATTATCGTGACTGGACTCATGTTGAAGATATTTGCTCTGCGATTGAAACTCTATTGACTTATCCGAAATATACGGGTATAGTAGATATTGGGTCGGATGAACCGATCTCTGTCAGTGAAGTTTTGGAAACCTATGGATACCGAGATGTTCCTTTCAAAGATGTTGTCGGCGAGAGAGAAGTCACTCATGCTAACATCAATGAGATGCGCAAGCTTGGATGGGAACCTAAATATCACATTCTTGAAGAGGTGCGCAAATGAGTAATACTGTCAAAGTGCAATACGATCCTATTTCAGATGAGCATTATATCCAGTGGGATGGAATTGATGGATTGGGATGGAAGCCAGGTGATACTATACTCTGGGAAGACAATGAAGACGGAAGTTTTACGCTAAAGAAAGAAAATATTATGGATTACCAAGAAGACGTTACCGAATTTATGACAGCAGCAGATCAGTATGTTGGAACTAAACCTCATCTAAATGACGACAACATGAAGCAAGCAAGCCTATATATTGATCTAATCGACGAAGAATTCCGAGAACTTTGTGACGGATTTATTCGCCGACATATCGGTGACATTGCAGATGGTGGTGCAGACCTAGTCTGGGTTATCAACGGTCTATTTACGACTCTTGGTATCGACTTCGATTCTGTTTGGAAGGAAGTCAGGGCATCAAATATGAGCAAGGTCTCTGATAATGGTAAGATTAAGAAGCGGGAAGACGGTAAGATTCTGAAACCAGATACTTACTTTAAACCAGACATTGAACGAGTTTTGAAGGAACAGGGACTATAAATGGCAAAAGAGAATTATCTGGATATTGAAATTGACCTGTCAAGGGACTCCCTGTTTGACAAACTAGGTATTCAGCGACTTCAAGAATCGTATATGAAGGAGGAAGAAACTTCTCCTCAGCATCGGTTCGCTTTTGTTTCAAAGACGTTCGGTTCTAATCCTGAACATGCGCAGCGTCTATACGAATATGCATCAAAACACTGGTTGTCATATGCAACTCCTATTCTCTCGTTTGGTCGATCCAAGCGTGGAATGCCGATTAGTTGCTTTCTAAATTTTATTGATGATACTGCAGAGGGATTGGTGGAAAATCTCTCTGAAACTAATTGGTTGTCTATGCTAGGAGGTGGTGTTGGAATTGGTTTTGGAATTCGTGCTGCTGACGATAAGTCTACTGGGGTTATGCCTCATCTTAAAACTTACGACGCAAGTTCCATGGCGTATCGTCAGGGGCGCACTCGTCGTGGCAGTTATGCCGCTTATCTTGATATCAGTCATCCTGACGTGGGACTATTTCTTGAGATGCGTAAGCCTACTGGTGATCCCAACATGCGAGCACTCAACCTACATCACGGAATCAACATCACCGACGACTTTATGGAAATTGTCGAACGTTGTATGACCAACAAGGATGCCGACGACAGTTGGAATCTTACTGATCCCAAGTCAGGCGAAATCCGTGATACAGTTTCTGCCAAGGAACTTTGGCAAAAGATTCTAGAACTGCGTATGATGACAGGTGAACCATACCTGCACTTCATTGATGCGAGTAATCGTGCACTACCACAGTTCCAGAAGGATCTGGGGTTACGAATCAATCAGTCCAACCTCTGCTCAGAAATCATTCTACCAACAAACAAAAAGCGCACTGCTGTTTGCTGCTTGTCGTCGGTAAATCTAGAGTATTATGATGCATGGTCGAAGGATCCTCTGTTCCTGAAGGACATGGCAGAAATGCTCGACAATGTTCTTCAATACTTTATTGAAAATGCTCCGAAGCAGGTTGCTCGTGCGATCTACTCTGCTAAACGTGAGCGTTCTATTGGTATCGGTGCACTAGGTTTCCATGCATATCTCCAGCGCAAGGGTATTGCGTGGGAGTCTGCAGTTGCTAAGGGAACGAACATGCGAATGTTCAAACTCATCAAGAAGAAGTTGGACGAAGCGAATCTAGAACTCGGAGCAGAACGTGGTGAAGCACCCGATGCTGCTGGCACTGGTCGTCGTTTCTCTCATATGCAGCAAGATACTTTGTCGGGTTCATTTCTGAATAAGAATAAATATCTTGATGCGATTATTCTAGAAGAAGCTGCATTTGGTAAGTCTGCTGGATGGTATGATGAGGTTTGGTCCTCGATTATCGCCAACGACGGTTCGGTGCAGCATTTGTCTTGGATGGACGATATTACTAAGGAAGTCTTTAAGACCTCCATGGAAATTGATCAGCGCTGGGTTATTGAGCATGCAGCAGATCGACAGAAGTTTATTGATCAGGCACAGTCCCTCAATCTATTCTTCCGTCCTGATGCAAACATCAAATATCTACACGCTGTTCATTATCTTGCTTGGAAGCAAGGTTTGAAGACTCTATACTACTGCCGCTCCGAGAAGATCGGTAAGGCAGACAAGGTATCAAAGCGCATTGAACGAGAAGTTATCAAAGAGATTGACTTCAAGGCAATGATTGACGGCGACACATGTGTTGCATGCGAAGGATAAAAAATGACACAATTTTTTGCAGAAATTTATACCAAACCTGATTGTCCCTATTGCGTAATGGCGAAGGAATTTATGACTGGTATGGAAATTCAGTATATTGAAAGTGTGGTGGGTGAAGATGTATTATGGGAAGATGTTGTTGCCTCAGTTCCTGGAGTGACAACTGTTCCGCAAATTTGGATTAATGGACATCACGTCGGTGGTTATGATGGTTTAATCAAATGGGCGGAGAATAATTAATGGCAAAAGGTTCAAAGTCCACAGGGACAATAAAGAACACTATCAATGACACCTTTAAAAAAGGTACTAGTATTGGTAATGGTAAAATTAAAACCAGCACAATGAACAAGCGTAAAAAGCAAAATTTTAAGAAGTATAGGGGTCAGGGAAATCCATGACATTAATGAGTGAAAGATCGTATTTCAAACCGTTCAATTATCCATGGGCATATGATGCATGGTTAAAGCACGAGCAGTCACATTGGTTACACACTGAGGTGCCAATGGTTGAAGACGTGCAAGACTGGAAGAAACGTCTTAATGATGGTGAAAAGCACTTTCTGACTAACATTTTTCGTTTCTTCACACAGGGTGACATTGATGTTGCTGGCGGTTATGTGAAGAACTATCTACCGTATTTCCCTCAACCTGAAATTCGTATGATGTTGATGGGATTTGCGGCAAGGGAGGCACTCCATGTTGCAGCGTATTCACATCTTATCGAAACTTTGGGCATGCCTGAGACAACGTATCAAGAATTCCTTGAATACGACTCAATGCGAGCAAAGCACGACTACTTTACGGATCTGTCGAATGCAAATGGAACTCCTGAATCGGTCGCAACCAACATCGCTGCATTTAGTGCGTTCACTGAGGGTATGCAACTGTTCTCATCCTTCATCATGCTCCTCAACTTCCCTCGTCACGGAAAGATGAAGGGTATGGGACAGATTGTTACTTGGTCGATTGTTGATGAAACGCAACACGCCGAGTCGATGATTAAGTTGTTCCGTGCATATGTTGAAGAGAACAGAGAACTTTGGAACGACGAACTGAAGGGAAAGATCTACACCATTGCTGAGAAGATGGTAGAACTAGAAGATAAGTTTATCGAACTTTCATTCTCGATGGGTGAAATGCAAGATCTAACCGAAGAAGATGTTAAGAAGTATATCCGCTATATCTGCGACCGTCGACTAATTAGTCTTGGTCTCAAGGGTATCTTCAAGGTTAAGAAAAATCCTCTGCCATGGGTCGAGGAAATGATCAACCGCCTGTAAATAATTTTATCTTTGAAAATCGCGAGCAAATTACACAAAGTGCGTATATTAATACGCCTGGAGATAAAAATATTGTAATTCTCAACTTTGCAACTGATGAAATCTATCAACAATTTAAGACATTCGTTGATTCTGAAACTGCTTCGGGTATCGTAGAATATTGTCAAACCAATAATATTACTATTGAACGTCTTGAAGAAGATATCTAATAATGATAGAAAACGAAGAAATTGAATGCACACATTGCGATGCTCTGTTTTTTGTAGACCATGATATGGATAGCAAATATTATAGGGTGTTGCACTGTCCCTTCTGCGGCGAGGGAATTGAACAAGAAGAATACAATTTCGATCCCGACTACGAAGACGAATAAATAAGTCTACTTCGGAGTAGACTATGACAGTTAGAAAAAAACGTAAGCCGTTGCCGAAGAAGGTGCATAGAGTATATTGCACTTACTTCGACGACGGCAAATTTTATATTGGTTATTCGTGTAAGACGGAGAAACTATTCGAAAAGTATTTCGGTAGTTCCTCTTATGTGACTAATTATGAGGGCGAGATGCGCAAAGAAGTTGTCGCTGAATACGACAGCAAAGCGCATGCCAAGGCAGTCGAGCACATGTTACAGTGGGAATATCGATTCGATGAACGTTGCATAAATGATATGTGGAACGTTCGTTTACGTCTGTCTCATTTGAAAACATTACAACTTCCTGATTGGAGACCTGGATGCTATTCATAGCACTATTAATGTTGGCAGCACTGGCAATTACTGGTGTCGCTGGTTACTTTTCGATATTGGGTTTGATGGCAATTTTCCCTGCATCTCCTATTGCTGTTGCAGCGATGGGTGGATCTTTAGAATTTGCTAAACTCATAACTGCTAGTTGGGTGTATCGCAACTGGAAGACTGCTAACAAATTATTGAAGACATATTTTACAATCGCGATTGTGGTATTGTCGTTCATCACAAGTATGGGTGTCTTTGGATATCTTAGTGGTGCGCATATTGAACACACTACTGTTGGTGGTTCAGCAGTATTTAAAATAGAACAACTCGAAAGCAAAAAAGCATCTGCAGAAAGGAGACTGAAGAATGCGCAAACATCTCTGGATACTCTGGACAGACTCACTACTGCAGAGGATGTGCTCGATGCTAATTTCATTAGAAACAGACAGAAACGGGAACGTGCGTCTCTCAATAAAGAAATTGAGAGTGCGACTGCAGACATTGAGACTATTGAGACTGATCTCATACCGCTCAAAACAGAAAACCTCAAACTCGAAGCAGAAGTAGGTCCGATCAAATACATTGCAGAACTGTTCTACGGTAACGGCGATACTGCCACTATCGATAAAGCAGTGCGCATGATGATTATCGTTCTCATCTTTGTGTTCGATCCTTTAGCAATTCTTTTGGTTATTGCAGCAAATATTTCTATTTTAAGCTTGACTAAGAAAGAAGAAACGGGTATAGTAGACTTTGTCGCTGTTGATGAGGTAGAAACAACCCCACCGACAGGGGTCGTTCGGAAGAGACGAGCAAAACCAAAAAAGAAGAAAACTGAAGTGATTGTAGAAAATCCAACAGACTTCTTCGCTATGGAAAAGCATGTTTCTTCGCACGATATACCTGCGCCAGATCCTCCCAAGAAATCTTGGAGGGATGGTAAGATTATTATAGATGAAAACAACGTAAGGAAAATGTGATTATGGAAATTGATCGTGAAATGCTGGTAAAGAATCTTAAGAAGATGAACGCAGAAGTGACGTTTACAAAACTCAACGGTGATGTTCGAGTCATTAAGTGCACTCTCCAGGAATCTGTGGTGCCACCGAAACCCACCAGTCCTGCTGCAACTAAGGTGAAAAACCCTGATGTTCTGCCTGTCTGGGATACCGAAAAGGCAGCATGGCGTTCGTTCAGGTATGATACTATCACAAATGTCAAATTTATGGCTTGACTTTTCTGCAGAAATGTGGTATAAGTAATCTATAAATTGATGAGGTGAATCCATGTATAAGTTGAAAGTTCCTATTGCTGATTCCAAGACCATGGGCACAGAACCAATCTGGTCTGCAGAGTATGAACCCACGAACTATCAGTCAGAATATGGCAACGCATTGAATTGGTATAACTTTATTGTTGACCAGAAAGATTGTCGTGCCTTTCTTCTTGACTGGTTCAAGGAAGATAAGGATAAACTGAAGACTCTCAGTAAAATCCCTGACAAGTTGCTTCCTCGGACTTATGCCAATTCCGCTCGTATTGCTATGCGTGGATTCCCTCTCAGTGAACGGGATAAGTCTCGTATCTGGGAAAAGATTGAGGAGTCTGCTAACAAGCGCATCAAACTCGATGAAGATGACGTTGTTGCAGTTGCTCCTGTTGAGAAGGTTGCCAAGAAACCTCTAATCGCAAGTGTCTTTATCTCTTGTCATGTCAACGATGAGATTGAGAATCTTCTCATTGGCGAAGATGTAAAGAACATGCCGCAAATTCTGATGCCGTATCGTATGGCAGATAAGCATTACCTTGAGTGCGTCGAAAAGATTGAACCAATTCTTGCAGAGTTTACTGAATTGCTAGAAGTTCGTCGTTTGCCTAAAGCAAAACTGACTGACATGCAGCAGCAGTTGCTCGAATCTTACGAGCATTTGACTGGCATGGCAACCGTCAAGAAGATCGTCAAGTTGCTCGAATCCTACATTGCTGACCTTAAGAAGTCGCATGTTAGTAAGCAGGTTGCTAAGGTTCGTAAGAAGAAACCACAAGACAAGAGCAAGTTGGTTCGTAATATCAAGTTCCTTGTAAAAGATACCGAACTTGATATCGAAAGTCTTGATCCAGTCAATCTACTGAATTGCGGAGAAGTCTGGACCTTTGATACTAAGACTCGTAAGATCTCGAGGTTCTATAGTCCAGTAAGTGGTAGCATCACTGTAAAGGGTGCGGCGCTAGTTGGGTTTGACGAGGTAATGTCCACGTCTCGTCTACTTCGGAAACCAGAGGTTCAGTTGAAAGAATTTGCTGCTTTAGCGAAAAAAGACTTGACTAAATGGTATTCTTCAGTTAAAAGTAAATCTGCTCCTGTGCGTGCACGACTTACGCCTACCACTTTGATTTTGAAGGTATTTTGATGAACGATAATAGTGATAATGTTACCTTCTTAAATCCTAAGAAAAAAACAGAAGACCCAAACCCAGACAAAGAATCCCTGTCATATTTCCTAGAGGGCATCGACGAGTATAACTCGTATCAAGATGCTGAACGTGCTGGTAAAGCAGTATTGGCAGGGATTACTAGGGTTTGTAATGAGAAGTTTGGTGTTGCAAATCCAGACGGTTTCTACGCCGATGCTGCAGTAATTTCTGTTCTGGTGTATGGTATGTTCCTGCGTCAACGTGGAATTAATACGCCTGAAACGCATCTACTAGATGATATTCGTAATGCACTTGAAGTAAATAAAAATGATGGGAATAAAACGTGATTGTTGTAGATTATAACCAGACTGCAATTAGCAGTCTAATGGCAAATTTGGCAGGTCGCCGAGACGTTGAGGTAAACATCCCTCTCGTTCGGCACATGATTATCAATGCGCTTCGTTCTTATCGTAAGAAGTTTGGTCCTGAGTTTGGTGAGATGGTTATCGCCTGTGACAACCGTCACTACTGGCGTCGTCAGTATTTCCCGAACTACAAGGCAAACCGTAAGAAGTCTCGTGAAGACAGTGGTTTCGACTGGAACTCTATCTTCGAGGCGCTGCATCTTGTTCGCGCTGAACTTACCGAGCACTTCCCGTATCCTGTGATTGATGTTGATGGCGCTGAGGCAGATGACGTAATTGCCACTCTCGCTGAATATAGTCAGACTAGCAACACAGATGGACTCCTCCCGTCGCAAGAACCTTTCCTTGTTCTGTCTGGTGACCATGACTTCAATCAGTTACAGAAGTGGGGTAACGTCAAACAATACGCTCCTATTCAGAAGAAGTTTATTAAGTTGACCGAAACTCCTGAAGCAGTTCTGATGGAGCATATTATCATGGGCGACAAGGGTGATGGTGTTCCTAACATTCTTTCTGATGACGATACCTTTGTCAATGGTGACCGTCAGCGTCCTATTCGTAAGGATAAACTTGCTGAGTGGAAAACACAGAAACCAGAAGAATTTATCACCAGTGATGAAATGTGGCGCAATTTCCAACGCAATCGCGAACTAGTCGACCTATCAAGAATTCCTGAAGATATCAAGGAAAGTATTATAGATAGTTACGAGAAACAGAAGGGTGGCGATCGTTCTGGTCTTTTGAACTATTTTATCGCTAATCGTATGACACAATTGATTGAACTAGTGGATGAATTTTAAATGGCAATAGTACCGAAGAAATTTAGGCAAATCAACGAGGCTCTAGACTGGGCAGTTGAGGCGAAAACAACAGAAGAACTCTCCGCACGTGTTCGTGCAATCTCTGTTGGTAACTCCATCCTTATGCGCTTTGTTGCATGGGGTGTCGGTTACGAACAGGGTCCATGGAATCTACCAGAAGGCAAGACTCCATACAAGGACGAACATCTCCCAGAAAATATGGGCGATACCACTATCACGCAGGAATTTCGTCGCATTCTAACTCTACTACCCAATGGTAGTGCCAAGAAGGTTGCGCAGTATCGTCGTGAGGAAATCTGGATGCAGATTTGCCAAGGTGTAGTTACTTCTGAGGCAGAACTTCTGGATATTGTCAAGGATCAGAAACTTCTCGAAAAGTATCCTAAGTTGGCAGATGTTCTAGAATCTTTCCTTCCTGGTTGGAAGAAACCTGAGGTTAAGAAGTTGTCACGACCAAAAAAGTCTTCAACAGACTTATAAATAAGATCTTTCCAGCACCTGCGAAGAAGGAACGTCGATGGGGCAAATACTTGAACACAAGCATCTAATTATCAGAGCAGAACTAAATAATCCGCCTAAATGTGCAGAAGCAATTCAGGACTGGATGAAGTCTTTAGTTTCCAAAATTGGTATGAAAATCTTAATGGGACCATATGCGATCTACTCGGATATGGAAGGCAATCGCGGTTTGACTGCAGTTACCATTATTGAGACCAGTCATATTGCCATGCATGTATGGGATGAAGTCGAACCTGCACTTATGCAATTAGATGTTTATACGTGTTCAACTCTTAATACACGCGATGTCTTTGAGGCGCTTCAGGAATTTGATCCGAATCATGTTGAGTTTAAATATATTAATCGCGAGCATGATTTGACTTTGATTGATAAAGGCATTGTAGATGAGGTTTTACCTCTTTCAGCATAAGACGGAACTGTGGATTGTAAAAGATCCAACCATCGTCCCAAAACCTCGTGAGTTGATTCTACAGACAACCAACATTGAGTTGATTCGCGATACTGCTTCTAAACAAAAAAAGATCTCTAAAGTCGTCGACAAGGTAACTCGTCAGCGTAATAAATGGCACACCCCAGAAGGCAGGGAAAAAATTGCCGAGGCAAAGATGGGCGATAAAAACCCCAATGCCAAAGGATTGTCAGACGAGCATCGAGCGAAGATAAGCAGAACGATGAAGGGAACTCGTCGCGGAGAGAATAATCCGATGTATAATCGGAGACACTCATACGAGACTCGACGCAAGATGAGTCTTATGCAAAGTATGCGGGTGCGAAAGTGGTGTGTTGAACCTAGTGGTAAGACGCATCTGGTCGACCCAAGATCGTTCAGTCTACCGAGTGGATGGTTATGGGGAAGGCATTACGACCCATACAAATAATTTGAAGAAAACTGTTGACTATTTTATAAATCTGTAGTATATTGGGTTTCGTTATTGAGGTTCTTGCCCCATGGTGCAATTGGCAGCACGTCTGATTTTGATTCAGAAGGTTCCACGTTCGAGTCGTGGTGGGGCATCCATTTTTTAGGAGAATATTAT